TGAGCAAACCACTTCTGCGAGTGGCCCACCAAGGTGAGGTACTTGCTGTTCAAGAAATACACAACACCAGCGGTGCAGTGCGTGTCATAAACAACAGGAGCAGCCTTGAACAAAAGGTTCTGGAAACCTGCATCAGCCGTCTTGGTGTCCGTGTAACGCAGTTGCGGCTGCAACAGCGACTCGTACTTCTCGTACAGCGTCTGGGTCGTCAGAATCATGTCAGGGTGGTCATTACCAACCGACACGCTGTTGTAGGCCGTAGCCATCTGAGCAAGCGTAAGAGCGCCCGAGGTGTTCTCCTCGTACGAACGCCAGTATTCGTTACCAGCGGTTGCACGGTTGATTCCACCAACGGTTCCGCTAGCCTCAACGATGTTGCCAAGGCCGTTCCAGTTCTTGCCGCTGTTGCCAGTGCCGTCACCGAAGAACATCTGGTTGAAGCCTTCACGCATGGACTCCTCGGCCTGCATAATCTTGGCTTCAAGCAAGTTGATGATTTCCTGCTCGCCGTTGTTCTTGGCTTCCTCAATGCCCGAGATGCTGATGGATGCAGCGTACTGCTTCCAGTCGTACTCGGCTGCCGTGATGCCAGTCTGCGGGGTCAACGCGATGCTGTCGTAACCACTGTACGAAGCAACCGTGCTGTTCTGACCGTAGATGAGCGGCTCAACAATCTTGGTTCCACCGTTAAGCATACGGATGCGACCCTTATCCATGAGGAAGTAGGTCAATGGGCGTGCGGTGAACACATTGTCCGTCAACTGGTCGCGATAGTTCGCAAGCGTCGTTGACAACAGCGTGTCAAAATTCGGGTTGGACATTTTTCTCTCCTAGAGAACTAGATTTTCCATTAGGGCATGTTCATTTGCCGCTTGGCTGCAGCCCACGCTTCAGAAACCGACTTGATGGATTCAAAAGATTCATTGGTGGTGGATGCCGTAGCGGATGCTCCGCCCGACACCACAGCCGCCTGACGCTTCGCTTCAACCACAGCCTGTTCGGCTTGTGACTTCTGCTCAGCGGCTTGACGCTCCAACTGCTGTTTTGTCATCATCTTGTCAAAAGCAATCTGTTTGTAAGTGCCTTCCAAGTCGGTGCTACCAAGCCGCAAAGCGGCGGTAACAACTTCCTGAACATTGAAATCCTGATACTTGGATTGCAGTCTCGCAACTTCTTCCTCAACCTGTCGCTGGGACTGGGCTTCCTCAAAAGATGCAATTCTACTATCAAGTTCCCTATAGCGACGCTCAACTGGGTCCAAATCCTCAAAGGATTCGTCGTTCTCAATCATGTCTGTCACAGCCTGACGGCTGATTCCATAATGCCTTGACAACATATCAATCGTTGAAGCAGGGTCACGCTGTAAAGCCGCCTCAAGGGCGGTTGCAAACTCAAACTGTTGACGCTGTTGCGACAACTCCTGAGTTTTGCGAGTGTAATCTGCTTGACGCTGATAACCAGCAATAGCCTCACTAAGTGGAATCTGAAGTTCCTCACCGTCTAGTTTCACTGGAACTCGGTAATCCGAGTATTCCTGAACATCCAGAACGGGTGTATCTGGGGCTTCTACTACGCTTTCCGAAACGGGTGAACCTTCGGTTTCCACGGACGGCGTACTTACGACTTCATCAGTCATTATGTTATTTCTCCTAGAGTCCTATGATGGTTGCTCTACTATTAGAAACGGCTGTTCCCTACGCGGGAGGAATCATCCCCTGCTCACCAAGAAAAGCCTGAAGTTCCGCAGGATTACCAGTAAAAGGCATACCCATCTCAGGTCCACCAGTCTCAGGCATAGCACCAGCCTGCTGAGGATTCGGCATGCCCTGTGGCATGCCAGCAGGCATGCCCTGAGGCATCGGTTGCTGTTGAACCATAAACTCGTCAGGATTCTTCACACCAAAACCCATCTGCAACACATAAGCCGCCAACTTCGCCATGTCAACGACACCAGCACCAGCAAACGGGGCCATTGCATCAACAACCTGAAGCGCCATCTGACGACGGAACGACTCATTCTGTGGCTGGGTAGAACCAGCCGCAACCTCAAAGTCAAAATCACCAGCCAAATAATCGCGGTCAAAGTTAACCCAAATAGGCTCACCATCTTTGCCCGTTAGACGGGCAACCTGAGTACCAGTCATAAACTGCCGTGCCAAAGCCACCATACGACGACCCACCTCAGCAATCGCCTGTTCTACCGTAGCCAACTTATCGGCAGTACGAGCATTCATCGCATCCTGAGACAGTGCCGCTTCGGTGGCAGTGCGCCGAATCTCTGGTGCGCCACCACGCTGAATTTCGGTGACACCAGAAACACGGTCAATGTCACCAATAATCATAGATGACTGGTCATAAAAATCTGGCGGGTTAATAATCGCTGGCATCGGAGCAACAACAGAACCCAACGACTCATCCGACACCACAGGAACCATCACATTATCGTCATCCGACTCAAGGGCCGAACGACCATACTGGTCAAACGCCGACTCTTTATACAAATACTTGCGAGCAAAACGCTTACGATGATTCATCATCTGCGTGCGCGTCTCGTTCAACTCTTTTTGTAGCGGCTCAATGCTCTCTAGGTCGCCAATCGGATAAAACTGGTCAGGAACATCATAATTGCGAATCATCACAAACGGTTGACCAAACGAATACGGCATCCGCATCGGCTTCACTAGGAACTGGTCTGAAGTTTCACAAAACACGGACATCTTGTTGGCGGCAATGTCGTAAAACTCCCAAATTTCTGCGTAACCCTCGTTCTTGTCATTGATTTTCTTGCGTGACGGGTCATCCGCATAACGACTAATAGCCATGACCGCAACCTGTTCGCGGGCAGACTTGCTGTAGCGTCTATCTGACTTTACATCCGCAATAGGGCGGCGAATACGCTGTGCAATCCACTTGATGTCTTTCATGCTGGTTGCATCTGGGTCAACGAACACATCAAACGGGGACACCCGTTCTGCGAACGGGCTGTCCTCAAGAACAACCGTGGTTGGTTGCATTTCTCCACCCTCAACCATTGGGTCGGAAGGGTCAACATCTTCACCGATGACTTCTTCCTCCACAAACCTGTAGCCAACCTTAACCCAACCGTGACCAAAAATTAGGCTGTCTTTTACGGCACGACGGAATTCGGAACGAATGTCCTTGTGCCTCCACCAATAGTTGACAACTGCTTCAGCAATAACCGCTTGTGCGGCTTCTTCGGAACGGACGGCGTTGACAGTAATCTTGGGGAAATTGACAGAAATGTTTGGGGAAATAATGTTGACTGTAGAAAACGCAATGTTGACCAGTAGGCGGTCCTCGTTGCGGTAGTCTTCGTAATGGTAGCCACGGTACATGTCGGCCATGCGCCGCCAAACCGCATCAAATCCTTCTTCTTTACGCCACCGACGCGAAGCATCCAATCTAGTTTTATAATGCTTCAAATAGTCGGATGTGGACTTTCGTGCCATTATTCAGTGTCCTTCTGGCCTTTGTGCCAACCTAAATGTTCTCTTAATTCACCAGCAACTTCATGCACTTCTTCACCTATACGGTCAACACGGCGACCAATGCTGCGCAACAACAACCCGTTTTCTGCATGCTGTTCAGTATTTTCTCGTCTTAACTTCTGCAAAACCACAACCACTGGTCCAGTAATAACAGCAACAATTATCGGAACCAGCCACTCCATGCCATTACATCCAGTTCGTCACGGGTTCAGCGTTGTAACCGTTAATTTGGGCTTGCTCAACAGTTTGGCGTTGCCGTTCACGAATAGTTGGTCCATGAAAATCCTCTTGACCATAAGTGAAACCAAGGCGAATAGTTTTCACATGGCATTTAAAGCAAATTTCCCCCCTATGGGGCATTTGCTCAGCAGAAAAAGTTGATTCACACTGGGTGCAGGTAAAAGTCATCACAATAATGCCCAAACCGTTCCCAAATTACTGAAATGGGGTCCTTTTTCGCACATTATGCGCACCAATAAACATTTTCCCCTCACCTTGGTCCGAAAACATGTGCTGCTCCCACCAAAGCAGGCTATTTTGAGGAACCCTAGTGTCTGCCCGATACTCAGGCAACCACACATACTTCAACATCTGGACAGCAATTGCTAGTGAAATAGTGCGGTCATCGTAAGGGCTGCCGCTGGTACGACCATTCTCCTTACGGACAAAAGTTTTAAGTTCAGCAATGGTGTCCTCACACAACACCTGAATAGCCCCATCCCTTAAAGCACCACTCAGTTCATCAATGGCCAAAGGCTTGGAGGTTGCGCTAGTGCGCCAACCCAACACATCACTAGCATCAGCCCTGACGGCGTTTAATCTGCGTTGTTTATACAAATTCTTATAGCCATACTTTTGGGCTGCCTTGAGGGTGGTCAAACCATGGTTGTTGGATTCAACGCCCAACAAAGCGGTCCGATACCACCAACCAATCTCTGACAGTAACTCACCAAACAAGTCTGGTTCAATATGACCATGCCAATGAGCAACAAGCAAACCAGTGGTTGCGTCAATGACATGCGCCGAACTATAGTCACCATAACTAAGACCTTCGGCGACATCCGCCCCAATCACATAAACCCCATCTGGTGACGGATATTTCCAAACAGCAAATTTACCGTCAGTTTCCAATGTGAACTCCGCCGAACCATCCGCATGCAAATGCATGTAACC